TTTCAGAGCTGAACATCTGCCATCGGTTCCAATTCCAGCCGCAGTCGAACTGCGTGCTCGCCAGCGCCGATCCGGGCAAGACGACCGAGATGGCCGGGATGTTGAAATTCGCGCTCGACGCCCAGCCGTGGTGGCTGAAGCCGAAAGCGACGAAGATTTCGCGCGGCATCCCCGTCGAGCACGGTGACATCCAGTCGTCACTGGCGCTCGAGGCCGGGAACCAGATGACCGGCGTGGCGCGCGGCTCGACTCCGAACGTGGCGCACCTGTCCGAATTGTGCGAGTGGCGCAATCCGAAGGAATTGATCGAGGCGTCGCTCCTGCCGGCCATCTTCAACACGCCGGACGTGTTCGTGATTCTGGAGTCCACGGCCAAGGGTCCGGGCTGGTGGAAAGAATTCTGGGAGCACAACACGCGCGAGTGGCCGAACGGCGGCCGGATGCGACCCGTGTTTCTGCCCTGGTTCGTCGGCACGGACCTGTATCCATCCGAAGACGACATGCTGATCCGGCCGGTGCCGCGCGACTGGGTGCCCTCGGATCGGACCATCGCGCACGCCGAAAAAGCCCGTGAATTCGTGCTCTCCGACGCGCTGCTGTTCGAGCATCTCGCCAAACAGGACCGCGACTGGCAGATGCCGCGCGCGCAGATGTGGTGGCGCGAGTATCGGTACGAGGCCGCGCGCGAGTCGCGCTCGCTGAACGTGTTCCTGTCGGAGTTCTGCGCCGACCCGGTCGAGGCGTTTACGAGCCAGAACGTGCCGGTCATCGACACGGAGATCCTGTTGTCGTACCAGGACCGCGCGCGGCAGCCGAAAGCGGTGTACACCGTCGTGGGCCCTGATATTCCGCCCTCGCTCGTCGCGCCGCGCCGCCTGTGGCGGTCGGACCTACCGATCATCAACATCCCGACGCGCGACATTCTGCCGAACTACCAGGTCACGTATCAGCTCATCCCGATCCAGACCGGCTCGTATTCGATCTTCGACCCGGACCTGAAGCTCCTACTCTGGGAGGAGCCGATCGACGGCGAGAAATACGGCGTGGGCGTGGACTGCTCGGAAGGCGTCGGCCTCGACAACTGCGTGCTGTCGGTGATTCGCGAGGCCACGCCATGGCGCGAGCCGGGCCAGGTCGCCGAGTGGGCCTCGAACACGGTCACGGCGTTCCAGCTCTGGCCGGTCATCTGCGCGGTCGGGACGTGGTATTCCGTCGCCGATGCGGCCTATCAGCGCCGCCAGTGCCGGCTCGCGATTGAAACCTGGTCGAACGGCGCGGCCGCGCAGAACGAACTACAGAAACGCGGGTGGATCAACTTTCACCCGTGGATGTATGCGGGCGACAGCCGCGTGCGCCGCGCGCCGGGGAACACGCCGAAGGTCGGCGTGATGACGAACGCATGGTTCCGGTCGATGATGCAGGACATGGTGCTCACATGCCTGTCAGAGGAGTCGATCGACCTGCCGTCGCCGTATCTCGTCGACGAACTGACGACGCTGGAATACAGCCCGGGCACGCGGAAAGCGGTCGCTGCGGCGGGGTGCAAGGACGACCGGTTCATGGCGACCGGAATCGTGATGTTCTCGCTGCACATGAACAAGCCGCCATCGCAGCAGTTGCAGCGGCGCCGCGTCGAGTTCGTCGGCGCGAACCCCGAGGATCTGGTGATTCATCCGTCATGGCAGCCGCCGTCCACCGATGTCGCGCAGCCGTTCCGGCCCGGCGCCCGCGGGCAGGCGATTGCGGTGAATGGGCGCGGTCGGATCACGGGATTGTTGCCGTACGACGGGAAGCCGTTGGGGAGGTAGGGACGTGCAAGCGGTATTGATCACGAAAGATGGCGGCGTCATGCTCCACGAGGTTGATCGCCCCAGGGCTGACGTGTCTCGCTTCATTCAGCCGCCCAGGCAGTGGAGCCCTGCTGGAAAGTTTCTCGTCGGTAAAAGCATGGCGAGAATTCAAGTATTTTGGCTCACCGGTGGACGCACAGAGCCACTTTTGTACGTGGAGCGATGACCCTATGCCCCTGATCGACATCCGCTGCGCGAACGACCACGAGACCGAGGTCTACCGCGCGCTCGCCGAGTATCCGAACACCCCGCCCTGCCCGACGTGCGGCGCCGCCACCGAGCAGTGGCACCCGCCGCCGCGGACGCGCTGGACGGCGGACCCGGTCATCGTGTTCCGCGCGCCCGATGGCACGTACCGGTATCCAGGTGACGCCAGCGGCACGCAGGCGCATCGCTACGAGAAGCAGGGCTACGAGCGCGTCGAGATTCGCAGCGCCGCCGAGATGCGCGCGTTCGAGCGCCGCGTCGGGCAGCAGGAATACTCGCTGGCGCAGCGGCGCGCGGAGATTCAGCAGGCGCAGCGCGAACAGCGCGAGGCGCGAAATCGGTCGAACCTGCGCAACCAGATGCAGGGCTGGTCCGCCGCCGGCCGTGGCGTCGCCCAGGCCGCCATGGCGCGCAATGACGCGAAGCCACTCCCGCGGGCGCGCGAGTCGGGGTTCCACAGCGAGGTCTATTCCATGGACCGGTCCAATCGCATGGAGAGCCGCGATCCGCAGGGGCGGCGACGAAGGGATTGACGGACAGCGGTCAGGTGAGCGTGAGGTAGGCTCGACGGTTACGAACTACCGAAGCGACCCCGCGGGAGCCAGCAGGGCGGCCACGACTGGGCATCGTTTTTACCCGTCTTTCAGCCTGACCGCTGTCCATCCTTCCCTCTACCCCATCCAATTCGCGGTATCCTGCTCCGCAGTATGCCGACCAGCGACCTGACCATTCCGCCCTACGGCACGTCCGGTGACCGCCTGCTCGGCTGGTGCCTCGAGGCCGTGCAGGAGGGGCGGGCGTGGCTCCAGACGCAGACGCCGACCAAGTCCTGGGCGGGCATTCGGGCGCTCCTCTCAATGCCCGATGGCCAGCAGCCGAACGTCGAGGGCCTGTCGAACACCGGTTACAACAAAACGAAGCGGATCGCGCGTGAACTGGTCGCCTCGCTGGCGAATTTCCGGCACGCCGGCGAGTTCGCCGTCACGCAGGACCAGGAGTTGTTCGATCGCGCCAATCTGTTGACGCGCCTGGACGCGAACTGGTACCTCAAAAACGACATCGTCGAGGTCAACCGACGGGCGCTCCAGTACGCCGTCGCCGATGGCACCTCGTATTTTTGGCAGACCTGGAACCCGTATCGCTGGTCGAAGCAGCGCGGCGACATCGATCTGGAGGCGCTGTCGGCGTCTGACGTGTTTTTCGTTCAGTTGCCGAAGAATCACGACATCCAGCAGGCGTACGGTGTTCTGATTCGCGAGGAACTGCCGATCAACGTCGCCAAGGCCAAGTATCGCGCGACCAATCCTTACTGGGCCGCCGGGCTTGTGGCGGATCGTGACTCTCCGGGCTGGCTCCAGAAGGGCCTCCAGGCTGTCCAGAAATACATGGGGTCGCCGGCGCTTGCCGTGGCGGGCCGGATCGGAAACGAGAAGCAGAACACGTCGTTCCCGACTGTCGATATCTGGCACCTCTACACGGCCGACACGTCTGTCAACGAGACGCCGTTCCCGATCGAAATGGGCCGACCAGGCACGAACTGGGCCTACACCGTGCCCGCGCGCGGCGATGCGCTCTCGGTCGGGCGCATCAACCCGGCGACCGGCAACCCGTTCACGCTCCCGGCCACGTGGGACGACTGCGCCATGTTCCCGCTGCGCCGCTACACGATCTTCGCGACCAACGGCGTCGGCTATGACGGCACGAGTCCGTTCTGGCATGGCGACGTACCCGTGGCGCGCCTGTCGTTTGGTGATTGGGCCTGGGAGGCGCTCGGATCGTCCCTACTCGCCGAATCGCGCACGATGCAGCACGGCGTCGAGGCGCTGATGCGCGGCGTCGAAAACCTCGCCGCGGCACGCATGGACCCGGCGTTTCTCTACGATGACACGCTCGTCAGCGACTCATGGGCGAAATCGTTCAATCCGATGATGGCCGGCGCGCGCGCGAAGGCGCCGCTCTCGCAAGGCGACGTCATCAAATTCCCGATCGACCCAAGCATCTACAACATTCCACCGGTCATTCTTGAGTTCATCCGCCAGCAAGAGGACCGGATGGATTATCTGACCGGCGTGCGCGATCTGGTGGCCATCACGAAGGCGCAGCAGATCCCAGGCGCAGACACCATCGAGAAATTGATGGAGATGGCCGGCCCGATCGTGCAGGACCTCGTGTCGCGCGTGGCGCTCCCGATGCGGATCCTCGGCGAGCAGCGCAAGGCCCTGTATTTCCAGTTCTACACGACCGCGCGCATGATCACCGTCGCGGGCGAAGACGGCGCGCCCGTGGACGTGCAGTACGCACCGGAGAAGCTGATTCCCTATTGGCGTGACGCGACCGGCGGCGCACTCGACGCGCCACAGCAGTCGGCGAAGACACGCGAGTTCCTGACGGAATTCGAGTATCGCGTCACGGAATCCGGCATCAACGAGATCCACCGGATGACCACGAAGCTGTTCTATATGCAGCTCATGAAAGCTGGATTCCCGCTCTCGTGGTGGGACTTCGCGAAGATCGCCCAGATCCCGAACTTCGGGCCACCGCCAGAGGGCACGAACACCGTGATGGAGCGGTGGACGGCGCAGAAAATGATGGAAGGCGAGATCGCCGTCGAACAGCAGGCCGCGGCGCAGTCCGCCGCCGCCAAGGCTGGGCTGGTGCCTCCCGGGGGCGCGCCCGAAGGTGCGGGCGGCGCTGGCGAGCCTCCCCAGGGCGGCCAGCCAGGCGCGGGACGACCGCCATCGTTCAACGCGCCACCGCGGCTCGTGCAGAAAAACGGCCCAGACGGGCCACGCACGACGGTCGCCACCAGCCGATAGTCGCCGCCTCTACCGTGCTGCCATCGTTGCGGCAGCGGCGTCGAGGTACGCCTGAACGTGAGGCGGCCACCGATTTCTTTTTTTGTGCCTGCTTCTGCCGCGGGCGCTTTTCTGGGCTTCGCATCCTTCCGTTGTAGAACACCGCCGACGACACAAGGATGCGCTTTCCATCCTTGAATGCGAACCGAATCGGCCTGATGGAGATGCGCCCACTGGCCTGCTCGTGGCGCCGCCAGAGCATCCAAAGCAACGTGCCGTTCATTTTCATCGAGTTGCAGTACCCGCACGCCGGCGCGCTGTTATCGAACTCTTCCGATCCGCCGAATGATTTCGGGTGGATATGGTCGATGGTTGTGGCTTTTTCTCCACAGTAGACGCACGGGTCATTTACCAACCACGCTCTCCAAGAAGGGCCTCGCATGGGTCGATTGGACCAAAACCTAGCCCTTCCATCAAGCGAAATCGTGTTAAATAAGCCACACTTTGTGTCAAAACTCCTACACTCATCCTTGACAGGCTCGTCTACTCTGGCTCACACTGCTCAGCCATGAGTAAATCGGCTCCGAAGATGTCCGGCGGCATGACCGCCGCCTCGTCCGGCAAGACCGTCGTCCGGTCGACCCAGAAACCCGTCTTTGGAGCCCGCGTGGGCGCCAAGCGGTCCACCAGCAAGCGCGGCGGTCGCGGCCGCTAAGGTCGATGCCCGGACCCGCGCTGATGCAGGGCGCCTCTCCGACCTCGGCCATTGGCGACGCCATGGTCGGGTCGTCGCCAATGGATTCGGCGGCGGCGATGGGCGGCGACTTCAACGAGTTCCGCACGCAGGCGCAGCAACTCAACGCGCAACTTCAGAGCATGGCCCAGCAGTATCCGGTCTCGGCGCAGATTTTTGCGCAGATGGCCGACATGCTCAAAGCCGCGGTCATTGCCCAGGCGAAGGCCGGGGCGCAGCAGACCGCATCGGGACTGGCGGTCCCATCCGGAGGCGTCACGGCGTAGACGCCGCCGTGCACGCAAGCATGTTTCGCGTCGTCGTTCCCCTCCACTGCGATTCGCGCCCTCGACCCGCACGGGCGGTCAGCCAGACCGCGCGGACGGAAGGGGCGAGTAGCACACCGTGGCTGGACCTGGCGTCCTGTCGCGCGCGCGGGGTGGCACCCGCGGGCCGGCATTGGCGGCAGAAGGCCCAGGAGTTCTGAATCATGGCATTGGACGTACCGAAGTGGTTGAAAGAGGACCTGGAACTCTCCGACGAGCAGATCACGCAGATCGCGCCGATTTTCCAGGCCAACGGTCGCGCGGAGAAGCTCGAGAAGGGATATCTCCGACAGCAGGACTACTCGCGTCGCATGGACGAGGGCCGTGCGGAGATTCAACGCCGGGAGCAGGAACTGGCGGCCGCCAACGAGGCCCTGACGCAGGAAATGCTGGCGTGGGGCGAGACGCAGAAGCGTGGTGAGGCCATCACGAAGGCCCAGCAGCAGCGCATGGAGAAAGCCGAGGCCGATGTGCTGCGGCTGACCCAGGCGGTGCAGCGCACCGCCGACCAGTACGGGTTCGACGCCACGTCCGTCATCGGCGCTGCGGCGCCGCCACAGGCCCCCATGCAGACGACGCCGCCGCCACCGTCCATCGACACGTCGAAGTTCGTCGAGCGCGATGCGCTCGGCAACGTCGTCGACGCGATGGTGAACCTCGCGCCGGAACTCATGGTCATCGCGCAGGAGCATCAGGAGTTGACGGGCACGCGGCTCGACCCGCGCACGCTCATCGCCGAACTGCGCACGCGCGCACAGACCAAGGGCAATCGGAAGTCGCTCGACATCCGCGACATCTGGTCGGAGATGCACGACGTGCCGGCCAAGCGCGCGGAGGCGGACCGGGCCAAGTACGAGGCCGACATCAAGGCCGCCGAGGAGCGCGGCCGTGTCGCGGCGCTCTCGCAGCAGGCCGTGCCTGGCGCGCCGTCGCCGGGTCGTGTCAGTCCCGCGTTCATGACGCCGAGTGGCGGGACGCGGACGTCCGTGCTCAATCGCCCGCAGGCGGGCGGCACCGTACAGAGGGCGGCCGCCGCGTTGGCGGCTGCACGTGCGCAGCGGGCTCCGGCTCGCGGCGCGACCACGTAATTCGACGCGGGACACAGGTGTCGCGCGTCTGACAAGGAGCCATATCGATGGACCCCAGTGTCAATGAACTCAACGCCGTCACCTGGCAGGAAATCTATCCGCGGACGATCGAGGACGAGTTCTTCCTCGCCGCGCCGCTGCTCGCGTACTGGCGCGACCACTGTCTCGTGCCCTTCACCGGCGGCGCGTTCATGCAGTCGCCGATCCGGTACGCGCCGCTCATCGGCGGGTTCTACGCGCCGGGCAGCAACTTCAACAACACGAAGGTCACCACCATCGCGGCGCTGACGTTCGACACGCGCTACTGCTACGTGGCGGTGCCCGAGTACAAGGAAGAGATCCTCGTCGAGAACAAGGGCGAGATGGCGGTCGCCTCGCTCATTGAGGCTGATATGCAGAACGCGGTCGATACGATCAACGCGATCGTGGCCGTGAACAGCAACCTCGGTGGTCAGGGATCGCGCTCGCTCGCGATCAACGGCTGGCCCGAGGCTGCAAACAACGGCGTCGACCCGTCGTGGGACGGCACCATCTACACGTCCTACGGCAACCAGGCGCGCAACGGCGCCGTCGGGTCAACGCTCAACTCGACGCCGCAGTGGTGCGGCACGGCGAGCGGCGCGACCGGTCCGATCACCTACTCGGTGCTCGAGGAAGGGTACCAGGACGCCACGATCGGCAAGAAAGAGCCGAACCTGGGCGTGGGCAACAAGGCCGTCATCGCCTACATCAAGGAAAAGATGGTTGTCCAGCAGCGGTTCCAGCAGGAGCGCGACCCGGTGTGGGGCGTGACCGGATTCCGCCTGAACAACGCGATGATCCTGAAGGACGACTATTTCCCGTCCCTCAAGTACGGCCAGAACAACCCGATCCTCGGCAACTGGCTGACCGGCACCATCGCCATCGGCGCGTCGCCGTCGGCGGCCTCCGGTCTGCCGGCGAACACGACGGTTACCGTCGGCGAGGTGTTCTGCTTCTTCAACACGTTCGATTTCCTGTTCCGGGTGACGGACAACGAGGAGTTCGGCTTCGGCTTCTCCGGGTTCGTGCCGTCGCAGGACAACACGCGCGTCGTCGGCCAGGTCAAGGCCATGGTCAACGTGCAATGCCTCTCGCCGAGAACGCAGAAGCAGTTCTACGGCATCGGCGGCTAACGCCGCGCGCATCGACATCCGCGTGGCCGGGTAGACCGGCCGCGCGTTCGCGCCGTGTAGAGCGGCGCTGGAGTCCGACACCATGCAGGCATGGGAAAGCCAGATCATCCGTATTTCGACCGGCCGCCTGAACACCGTCAACGACACCGTCATCGGTGGCATCGCGGGCATCAGCGGCGTGTCGAAGTACGCCGGTCAGCTCGGCAAGACCGTCACGTTCGGCAACGACCAGATCGCGAACATGTACAGTTCGTCGGTCGGGACCATTCCCGGTGGCGGCCGGTTCCGCTACGTGAAGATGCGCGCCGCCGACGACGATTCGCCGGCGCTGACGCCCGGCAAGATCCTGTTCTGGGATACGACCGTCACGAACTGGGCGACTGCGTATCAGGTCACCCGTGACGTGAACCTGTCGTCGGCGCAGAACGGCGTGATGGTCGCCGGCATCTACCTCGGCGGCTTTGAGCCCGGCAACTACGGGTTCATTCAGGACATGGGCTTCGCGCGCGTGCGATTCCAGTCCGTCCTGACCGCCGCTGGCGCCATCGGGTCGCCGGTTTACGTCGGCGCCGCCGCCGACACGGGTGACGACCAGGGCACCGCCGACGTGCTGTCGACCGACTCGACGGCGCTGGCGAATCTGCGGCACCTCGGCGTGGCCGTCGCCGCCCCGACGGGTGGGCAGTTGCAGGACGTGCTGCTCAACTTCTTCAACGCCCTGGCGGTGGCGTAACGATGCGGCCACTGGACGGATACCCGGCGTCGACCGGGTATCAGATGCAGTCGGTCGCTGGTATCCAGGGACCGGCGTCGTACACGCAGATCACGCCTGGCACGGCCCCTGCGGTCGCCACGGGCGGGCAAACGATCTACCCGAACGAGTTCGGGCTGAAGTACTTCGACTACGTGAGCGCCGGGCTGTCGGATACCGGCATCAACCGCGTCGAGTGCATCCCGGGCGCGCCGTCGAATGCCGGCCCGTCCGGCGCGTGCGCGTCCTACACGCTGCGCTGGGTCGTGGTCGCCACCGGTGCGCAGGTCGCCGGAGCGGTCGACCTGTCGTCCGAATACGTGCGCGTCAGGGCGCTCGGCCCGAAGTAAGCCCGGCCGTGGCGCAGACGGGCCGATCCATGGTTGAATACATGGGTCGGCTGCTTCATCACCAGCCCTCGTCGCGTCCATCCTCCAAGACACCGGGCCCCTTCGGGGGCCCGGTTGTCGTCTGCGTCGCCTCCGGGCCGTCGCTGACCGCCGAGGACGTCTCGGCACTCTCCTGTTTCCCGCAGATCGCGGTCAACGACGGCTACCGCTACGCGACGGGCGCGCGCGCCGTGTTCGGCGCCGACCCGCGCTGGTGGGATCGGTCGGAGTCGGCCGTTGACGCATTGGCGCCAGCCGCGGCGAAGTTCACCCTGGAATTCGGCGCCCCCGACACTGTTACTCGGCTGCCGCGCACGGGACAGACGGGTCTCGAGCGCACACCGCCCGGGCTCAGGTCCGGTGGGCACTCCGGCTACGCCGCCATTGGGCTGGCGTATCACTGGCTGGCCGAGCAAGGCCTGCTCCCTGGGGCCACGCTGGCACTCCTCGGCTACGACATGCAGCCCGCGCCGCCGGACGGCAACGGCTCGGCGCCCGTGCATCACTTTTTCGGCGAGCATCCGGACGGGTCGCACCCGCGTTATCCGCAATGGATCGGCCTCTACTGCGAACTGAAACGCGAGCTGGCGCAGGACGGCGTGCGCTTGGTGAATTGCAGCCGCGCGACCGCGCTCCGTATTCCGCGACTCGAGCCAGAGGCGCTCCTGCGCGAGGTATTCGGGTCATGAAGCTCGCGACGCCCGTCAGCTACGCCGTGCCGAGTGAGCGGTCCTCGCCGAAGTTCGCCGCGGCATTCGCGCAGGGCTGCGGCGGGTCGGCCGTCGTTGACGATGCGCTGCGGCCCGGGCCGGTGGCGTTGTTCGGTTCGCCCGCCCGCCAGGCGCTGCTCGCGCAGGCGCGCGCTGAGGGCCGCGACTGGTACTACGGGGACCACGGCGTCTTCCGCCGATTCGCGTACTACCGCGTGACGCGGAACGCGATGCAGTACACCGGGCCGTCGTCGACAGACCGCGCGCGCTGGGACGCGCTGCGCGTCGAAACACAGCCTGACTGGATCCGCGGTGGCACGATCGTGATCTGTCCAAACTCGCGGCTCTACATGAGCTGGTTCGGCATCGACGCCGGGCAGTGGGTCATCGATATCGTCTCGCGCCTGGCGACGCTGACCGACCGACATATCGTCGTCCGATGGAAGTCGACAGCATCGACGCGCCCGCTCTATCACGACCTGCACGCCGCCCATATGGTCGTCGTGTTCTCGAGCGCCTGCGCGGTTGAAGCCCTGGCGGCCGGCGTGCCGGTGTGCACGCTCGCGCCGTGGGCGTCCACGGCTCGCATGGGCATCACAGACCTCGCGCAGATCGAGAACCCGTATTACCCGACCATTCGCGAGCGCGATGAGTTTCTGTTCGGACTGGCGAACAACCAGTGGACGCTCGACGAGATTCGGTCGGGCGTGGCCTGGCGCTGGTTTCGAGAGGAGCGTGACCGATGCGCGTGAGGCTCGGCTGGGACCCGTACGAGCGGATCGCCTACGCCGTAGCTGCGCGGTCGATTCAGGACACGTCGCCCGCCGCGCAGGTGCAGCGGCTCGACCTGGGACCGCTGCGAGACGCCGGGCTCTATCGGCGGCAGACGTTGCGCCGCAGCAAGCAGGCATGGGACGTGCCCTCCGACGCGCCGATGTCGACCGAGCACGCCATCGCGCGGTTCTTCATCCCACACCTCGAGGGCCATGCCGGCACGGTGCTTTTCGCCGATGGCGACATCCTCGTCCGCGCGGACCTCGGGCGCCTCTTTGAGCAGGCCGACCAACGATTCGCGGTGCAGTGCGTCCAGCACCCGCCGCAGGATGGCGCGTCGCTGAAAAAGGACGGGCACCTGCAGACGTTCTATGCCCGGAAGAACTGGTCGTCCGTCATGCTGCTGCACTGCGGGCATCCGGCGTGGCACCGACTGACCCTGGACATGCTGAACACGCGCCCGGGTCGTGACCTGCACGCGTTCTGCTGGCTCAATGACCACGAAATCGGCGCGCTGGACCCGACATGGAACCACCTCGTGGGCGTCTCGCCGAATCGGAGCGACGCGTCGCTCGTGCACTACACGCTCGGCACCCCGAACGTGGTGGGCGGCGACCCGCCCTACGCCGACGAATGGTGGGCGATGGCGCGCAAGTTGGGCGTCAGCCGTCCCGATGTTTCACGTGAAACAGGGGCCGCCTGACCGTGGGGTACGGGGACGAACTGATGGCCGCCGGACGCGCCGAGCGGATCTACGCCGAGACCGGGAAGCCGGTCCTGATCGTGGACGTACATGACCGCCCACGCTGGCACCCCATCTGGGAAGGCAACCCGGCCATTCGCAGGCCAGTGCTAGGGGACCTCGGCGAGCCGATCATGAAAGACGGCCCGCATTGCCGCCCCTACATTGAGCACCTCACGGAAGAGGACGGCTGGACGTTCAATCGCGCGTTCCGTGCTCGCGACTACGTCGGCAAGGTCTATCTGACGGAGGCCGAGCGCGACATGGGGCGGCAAGTTCGGCAGCAGCTCGGTCCGTTCATTGCCGTGGACCCATGGTCGAAGCATCAGAACCTGCGCTGGCCGGTTGAGCGGTGGCAGGTGTGGGTCGACAGCAATCCGACGGGGATGCCGATCGTGCAGCACGTCTGGGGGCAGGCGCCGCGCCTGGACGGCGTCGAGCACGTGCCGACGCTCACGTTCCGCATGGCGGCTGGCCTGCTCTCGGCGGCCTCGGTGTACGTCAGAGGGGAGTCCGGCATCGCGCACGCCGCGGCGGCGCTGGGTGTGCCGACCGTGCTCATCTGGGGATCCTGCCTGGACTTTGACGTGCTTGGCGGGCTGCCGAAGCAGATCGCGGTGGGCGTGATCGGGCCGGCCTGCGGCGCCTACCGACGCTGCGAGCACTGCCAGGCGACCATGGCCGCGATTTCCCCAGACGAGGTCTGGGACGGCGTGCGTGAGGCGCTGCTGGTAAGCCCAGCGGTGGTATCCTGAGCCACCCGTCATGGCCTTTGTTGACCTCTACAGTCAACTGTCCGGCAGCATCGCCGGCCTCTCGCCCATCCTGGCGCGGAAGTTCGTCAATAACGCGCTCCAGTATGTCTACGGCGAGCGCGACTGGTCGTTCAACGTGCTGGACGGGTCCATCGTCTGCCCGACGCAGATCACGGCCGGCGGGGTGACGTTCGTCCAATACGCCGACCCGCCGACGGTCACGCTGAACGCCGCCGCCAGCGCGGCCGTGCAGGACCTGATCGCCGGCCAGGTGCCAGGCATTCTGCAGATGTCGATCCGGTTCGGCGGCGCGGGCGTCGTCGGCCAGATTTACAACATCGTGGACGTGGACAATACGGACCCCGCGGCCGTCGTGTTCACGCTCAACCGGACCGTCGTCGACCCCTCCGAGACCGAGGGCGCCTACCAAATCTATCGGCCCTACATCACCGCGCCGATTTCTGATTTCCTGGCGTGGGAGTCGGTCGTCGACATGGTCAACGGCTACACGCTCTGGTCAGGGCGCATCACGAACACGAGCGCGCAGTTCGACGCGCGCGATCCGCAGCGCCAGTCGCAGGGCCTCGCCTATTTCATGGGCAGCTACGCCGGCGGCGTCGTGGCCAACGCCGTGACCGGCGCCGTCGTGCCGAACGCGACGATCGAGGCCGGTCAGAACATGTGGGAATTGTGGCCGCATCCGACGAGCGGGCAGCGGTTCTACGCGCGCTTCCGGCGCAAGGGCGCGCTGTTCGTGCAGCCGTCGGACACGCAGCCGGCCGCGATCTCGGACAGCCTGATCCTGCACCGGGCGCGCTACGCCGAGGCGTATCCCTACGCGATGGCAAACATCGGGAACTTCCCGGCGTTCAAGGGCGTCAACTTCCCGTCGCTCATCCTCGCGGAGAAGGCGGCCTACGACCGCGACCTCCTGCAGGCGAAGCGAAACGACGACGAGGCGGCGCTGCAGACCGTGTGGTCGCGCGGGCACGGCCTGCGCGTGCGGCAGTGGGGATTCAAGGGCGTATCGGGCTGGCCGGTCGATGCCGCCTATATGCAGGGACACCTGATTAACTTTTAACGGACGGGACCGCTATTAAAATTCTCGGCCCGATTCTTTAACAGGAGCACACCATCATGGCGAAGAACAACGGCGGCGGACCCGGCACCAACACAATGAATGGCGTGCGTTCGCCGATGAGCAGCCCCTTCACGCGCGGTCGCGACATGGGAGAACAGGTCGACATGAGCGGCCCGTTCGCCGGTCGTAGCGGCGGCGCGCAGGGCCTGCCGACGCGCGTGATGGACAGCTCGATTCGCCGCGGGCCCACGCCCGGCTCGCCGTTCACGTCGCCGTCGTCGCAGGGCCCGAACCGGCCCGGCACGAAGCAGAACAAGTACTGAGGCCACGATGGCACCAGAAGCCACGCCGTCCATTCCGTTCGCGATCCAGCGCGTGACGCTCACCGCCGGAGAGGCGACGGCAATCGTGTCGCCCGCGACGCCGGGACCATGGTCCGGTCTGTCCATTTACAGCGTGGACGCGGGCACCGTCGACGTGGCGTCCTACCTCGACGCCGATGGGTCGATGCCGAGCGACGTGATGCCCCTGCCGCAAGGCGTGATGATGCCCATCGTGCCGTGGCAGCCACAACAGGGGCAGTTCCGGAAGAACAGCATCTCGGGCTACATCTCGTCCGCCAGCGGCGGAGACGTCGTCTTCCTCTGGTGCTAGGGCGATGCCTGTCTTCCTTTTGAACGTCAGCGGCAGCGGCGGCGGCGGGACTCCCGGCGGCGCCGACGGCAGCGTTCAATACAACAACGCCGGCGCGTTCGGCGGATTCGGCGGGTGGGACGGCAGCACGCTCACCGTCCCTGGTGCTGTCGCGATGTCGGCCGGCACGGTCACGGCCGCGCCGTCCGTCGACACGAGCATCGCCAACAAGGCGTACGTCGACGCGGCGGCCGCGGGCGGCGGCGCCGTCACGCAGGGCAATTTCGTCGTCACCGGTGGCGGCATTGAATGGCTGACCGGCTACGACTTCAACGTCGAGGCCGCGAGTTACGTCATCCAGGGGCAGCCGTACTCCAGCCCAGAGACGCCGGTCACGCTGGATGCCGCCGACCCGACCAACCCGCGCCTTGACGCCATCGTCGGCGACAACGCCGGTACCGTGCAGGTCATCAAGGGCACGGCTGCCGCGACACCGTCCGAGCCGTCCATCGACCTGGGAACGCAGGTCAAATTCGGCCTCATCTCCGTGCCGGCCGCGTCGAGCCAGCCCGACGTCACGAACACGGTGCTGTACTACCAGAACGCGGGCGCGCCGACGGAGTGGAACTGGGCGGCGAGCGGGTCAGGGTTCAACGTCAACTCGACGTCGAATCCGAAGTCTCCGGCGACGCACGACATCGAAGGCACGTCGGTCAGCAACGGTGCCTACGCCGAAGGCACGATCGGGTCCGGCACGCACACGCCGTCTGGCGATGACCTGCTGATTCTCTACATCCGGTCCAAGGCGACCTGGGCGAACAATCGCGGACTCGCGGTCAGCCTCCGCAGCGGCGGCGCGCAGGTCGGCCAAGTTGTCCAGATCAATCGGTCCGGGTCTTTCGGCTTCACGTCGTCCCTGACCGGCGTGTATCAGCTCGTGGCCATTCCGATCAGTCTGTTCAGCGTCACGGGCGCGCAGACGATCACCAAGATCCGCATCGCGGCCTTTGGCAGCGGTCACGGCTTCTACATCGGCGACGTCAAGTTCCAGGCGGGCGGCACGAGCCAGGGCACGACCGGCATCACGCAGGAGCAAGCCGACGCGCGCTACCTGCAGCAGACGAACAACCTGTCGGACCTGGCGAATACGACGACCGCGCGCGATACCCTGATTCCAGCCGGATCGCTCGCCGCGACCAAGCTCACGACGGGCGCGAAGCTGCGCGAGATGGTGTTCCCGCTCTACAACGGCGGGGACGTGCTCGCGACCGGCAAGCAGGGGTTTAACGTCTCGTTCCCCGTCGACGGCACAATCACGGGCTGGCGACTACTGAGCGCCGACGGCAGCAACGTCTCGCTGGCGTGCGACATCTGGAAGTGCACCTACGCGGACTACGCGCCGACCACGCATCCGGCGGTCGGCGACTCCATCACGGCGAGCGCCAAGCCGACCATCACCACGGCGAAGAAAAACGAATCGTCGACGTTGACGGGATGGACAACCGCGGTGGCGGCTGGCGACGTCTTCGAGATCAACATCGATTCCGTGACGGGATGCACGCGCGCCACCCTCACCCTGCTCATCGCGCCGAACACGTAGAGGCCAGACATGCGACACGCTAACGAACTCCGCGCCAGTATCGAACCACCAGCCGCCTTGCTGGCGGCCGTCGATGCTGGTATCGAGCGGGCCCAAGCAGCCGGCCAACCCAGCGTCACGGTCGACTACGCGACCGACGTCACCGACGCCGAAATCAGCGCGTTGCTGGCGCTCCTGAAGGCTCACGGCTATCAGGCGTCTGCCGTGCGGCGGAACGAGCCGGATCCGTCGGACCCGATCGATGTCGACGTCCTGCAGGACGACCCGACGGACTCGCCCGAACAGGCCCAGGCCGAG